TGCATGAGTCGCTCGTTGGCTCGGTCTTTATCGCGGCCGATCGCAGACGCAATCAAAGCGCCCGCGTTTCCGAACCCTCCGCCGTGTCCTACTACTATTGCCATAGCTTTTCAGATCTCCTGTTCAGAATTTCATGCCGGCCAGAGCACCGGTCAACGAAGTGAGCCCTCGCGTTCCCATCGAGCTACCAATGCCCATAACCAATTCCGCGAGACTCCCTTGATCCGGGTACGGATCTTGCCGGCGCTCGATCAGACCAACCTTTGTTGCCGCGAGTTCGTCGGACGCTCGATTGAGGTTCTCGTTCATTCGCCGTGTCACGCCGGCAGCCTCGACGTTGCCGACACTTGACGCCCCGAGACCGCTGCGTGCAAGCCGCTGGAAGATCGAAGCCTGTTCGCCCCCGGCGTCCGAGCGAATGTCGGCGAGACGTTGCCCAGTATTCTCGTTCAGGATACTGAGCGCTTGCTGGTATCGCTGCTCGTTCGCGGTCTTCGCTTCCTGGTATGCCCTGTTGTAGTTTCCTATCAGAGCGCCCAATCCTTGGCCGACAGCTTTGGTGTTGATGTATTCCCCGCCACCCATAGTCCATGTAGTTGCCAATGCCGCACCCTTTCTAATTGAGGTCAACTATTGAATCTTCGTAGAATGTCATGCACGTCTTCGTCTCTGAATCAGATCCATACGGAGGAAGTGGAAACTTGAAAGTGGTGGACGACGACTGCCCGATGATCGATATGTCAGCTTCATTGTACAACTGAGACGAGACGGTGCACTTAACAAAGTCATCATCCTGCGCCAGACTCCCTCCATTCGTAGCAGACCAAGTTCCGCTTCCCGTCTGCCCACTGATTGCGGTAAGTGATTCGGCATCTACGGTAACCTCTCTCGTTCCTGTCTGTACGAATACGCCCGTAGCTGCTGTGACAGAATTAGACACCGAGTCGAATGTGACGCTTCCCCCGGCGCAAGAGAACGACATGCTACCGGTCACGTTGAACCCGACAGTTCTGCTGAATGTAACCTTCGCGTAGTTCGTGTTAATCTCCTTGATGTAAATGTCGTACGAGTCTTCGCCGAGTTCGCTTCCGATCACTAACGTAATCGTTCGACCACGATCACCTTCTGAAATGTCGAACTCTATGTCCTCAGCAACACCGTACCAACTCGTGCCGATGGTCCCGAAGTCATACGAGAGAGCGCTCTGAAAATCTCCAACGCCAAATTCGCGTAATCCAATCGGATCGCCGTTAATCTCGGCCGTCCACGTTTGTGTCCACGTTCCATTCGGCAAGCCAGCAGCTCCGCCGAACTCGCTTTCCCATCGCCCGTACGAAGCAACGCTATCACCAGGGTCGATCTCGTCAAGAGAGTGAGCGACAAGCATTCCTTCGCTCGGATCGTATCCCGGAGGATTCGGCCCCGGAAATGGCCAATCTGGATTCCAATTGACTGGAATATCCGGCGGAGCTGGATTCGACGGAGGAATTTCGGGCTTGGAGGTATATGCGCCACCCATCAGATTCTCACAGAAGAATGATTGTCTTGTCCAGAAGTTTCATTTTAGTCGAACTCAACCCGATGCCCACCGGCACGACAGTTTGACCCACAGTCGTAGGGGCCGTAGCCGTCAAAAGGCCCGCAGTTGTGGGGCTTAGGTAGTAAATCGTGTCGAACACCAATCCTCCAGACCCGCCCGTCGCTCCATCCCATTGTAACGTACTTGCGGTCATAACGCCAGACACCTGTACGCCAACCGCTTCCCCGCCAGATGCGCCTTCAGTCAACAACCCCACGACCCTTGAAGTCGCCAGCGCATCAGCCTTTGCCTTCAGGAATGTTCCATCAGCGCTCATGTACACTGCGGAGCAGATTGCGGCGGACGTCTCAGCGCCGTTGGTCAACGTCACGATCGACGGAGCGAACGAGCCATGATCGTATGTAGACTCGTGTGTCGACACAGCGGTGGCCGCTGTACCAACAACATCATAAAGTCCTGCGTGATTACCCCACGAGTACGCGGTATTGTAGTTCGCATGGTTGTAGGTACTCTCATGAGTCCCAACAGCAGACGACGCAGCGCCTAGTAAATCGTAGAGGCCGGCATGATCCCCCCAACCGTATGCCGTATCGTAGTTGGAATGGTTATACGTACTCTCGTGTGTTCCCACAAGCGAGGCGGCAGTGCCAACCAAGTCATAGAGTCCTGCGTGATCACCCCAACCATAGGCTGTATCGTAATTCGAGTGATTATACGTCGTCTCATGGCCGGCAGAAAGCCACGTCGCAGCTCTCGTATCGTTATGGTACTGAGTATGGTCATCGTCCCCTAATCCGTTCAGACTACCATGATCGAGTCCGGTGACTATCGAACTAAGATACCCCAGCGTAACCGCGTCTGAGTCCGCAACTGGATCGATCAGATTCGTTACGGTATACAACCCTCCCATGTCGACATTGTTCGTTATCGACAGAGAAACAGTAGACGTGATCGTATTGACATGGGCCACGCCCGTTACCGTCACGTCAGTTGCAGTGAGATCATACGTGCCAAGCGACACGTCCGAAATAGCGCCAGAGTATGGAACATACGTTGCTGCAACCAATATCTTGAACGCGTCAAGACCATCATTGGTGGCGTCGAGATCCTCGCTCATGAGCGCGAATGCGCGCCGAACTTCAGTCTGCGAATCAGCCCTTGGGTATCTCTTCCTGCGTTCTGCCATTACGATAACCTCCGAGTTCCAGCCCGCCGTGTGACAACCTCCATGTCCTCAAAAACGAAATTCTGGTGAGCTACGCTCGTGAATTGCATCGAGAATGCAATACCCTTGCACGATGGCCGAACCGTGTAGTTCAGCCCTTTCGTGAATGTTCCGGTAGCGGCTGCGGTTGCGGAGGTTATGCCCTCGACCGTATTTGCTGTGAGCAATGCCCACGTGACGCTTCCACTCGCGGCTCCCATCGTGCAATCGATCGTGACCATGCTTCCCATAACCTCGTCTTTCGTATACGAGATCGGGCCCATGACCACGTAAGCCGAGAAGGCTTGTCCGCAATCATCGTTCGCGGTGTGGTTGTACGTACGGAGTATTCCGTCACGACCACCCAGAATCACACCCGACGCCTCGACAGCCGTTGACTGTACGACGCACATTGCGGTAGGCTCGTGATCCTCTTGAAGCGTGAGTGGCCAGAACGTCTTGCCGTCCCAGTCGAACCACCAGTGAATGCGATCGTTTGAATCAGTGGGAGTGAGGTAGATATGGACACCACGCCCCTGGATGTCGTATTCGAGCGACACCTCCAATTGCGCCATGTCCATATTGCGCATTTCACGTGGCAAAGCCTCGCGACTCATAGACAACGGAACGGACTCGGCACCTGGGGGCACGATGTAGATTCCGTCGCGCGAAAGGAATATCAATTCGTCCGATGGTCCGTGGCACCACGCATGGGAATCGACGCACCCAATAGTCTCACTCAAGCGATCAAGGCTTCCTCCGTACGCGGGATCACCTCGCATTCTCCACGTCTCGGTTGCGCCGAAAATCACAAGGTAATCATCAGACGTCGCTGCCCACGCAGTCATGGGTTGCCCTGGCAGCCCAAGTTCGCTCGTTGGGCCGTAGATGGCACGTTGCACGTCGTCTTGTGTATAGTCCCAGTCGGTGTAATCCGTCTGCCTCGATGCAAACCACGCATTCGGTGCTAGATCTCCGCCCCCAATGAATAGGCGATCGAGAAACCGAACTAGAAGATGATTTCCGCTCGGTATCTGGCCGGCGGTAGAAACGAGATTCGTCAGCGTCTTGGCTATCGGATCGTAGACTTTGATCATCCGTTCAATTCGCCACGAGCACGTTCCGTCGCCGGGAGCGCTGGCCAGAGTCAGAGCACCGGAGGCGATACCGGATATAGCGTAGACTCCAGCCGCAGTGGCACCGGTCACGTTATCGAGCACCGCGACGTAATCGTAGATATTCGCGCCTATTGCCGTCCAGTCCGACACTGAAGCCGCATCTAGCGTTGAACCAGAGATCACACCATCGGTGCCATCCTCAATCATGCCGTAATCGCCGATGTAAAGCAACTGCCCGCCCTGCGCCGAAGACAGTCGCACGTCATCACGCACCGACAAATTGGTCGTGAGCTTGGTCATGACGCCATAGAACTCTTCGTACCAAATATCGCCGTCAGCGGAGGCGACTAACATCGTGCGACTGTTCGGCAGCGTATTCGTCGAGTAGTATTGCACGCGGAACGTGTTGAATAGGCAGATTCCACCATCGACGGTGCACGACATGCCCATCGCAACTCGCGTTCCAGTGTGAGCGCCGACAGTGCCGTTCAAGATCGCAGTCCCCTGGAAGTAGACCGTCACAGTAGTTCCGCTCACTGTTGCCGTAAGCCATCCAGGGCTCGCTGCCGTGAATGCAATCGTGTCGGAGTCAATCACTGTCTTGGCTGACGCAACGTACGAATTGAGTTCTGCGGTGATGTTACCGCTCGCGCCCGTCATGGTGAGTTTCACCTCGACGCCGGCCGTCTCGTAATCCGGCGTTGTGTTGTCGAGACGGAAATAGATCGAATACGAACCATGCCACGCGCCAAGCCACGGAACAAGGAACGCTTCTACGGCGTAAGCCTTTGAGGTGTCCATGTCCGTGATCTGACTACGCACGCTAGCGCCTTCGGCTATTGTGTGGTCGATGGATGCGAAAGCGCCTGGGAATACTTGCGGCTGATTCGTCGCCCATGTCGGAAGAGACCATGCGGACCCGAGCGAGGAACCGTCGAAATTGTCCGACCAGCTCGTGAATCCATCTGAGATCGACAGTTGCATGTTGTGGAGCATACGGATGGGGCCCCCGAGATCCGTTCGGTGGGACTCGACCAAACCGGGTCGAGAGCCCCCGCGACGTCTACCTTCCGTCGCTCCGTATGCCCGCACGTTCATCATGGACGTCGTGGTGTACGGTGGTTGCTGCCTGAAAGCAGCGCTGCGGTCAAGACCGCCGAAAGGATACTCAACCCGAAGCCTGCGATGTTTCGCCATAGCCTAGTTCCTTGAAAAGAGACGGCTTGGCCGGCGAACCGGCCAAGACGCCTATTGGTGCGGATCAATCACGCGAGCAAAGCGTGGCCGTAAGTTCGGAAGATGAACTGACCGGCGGTGTATGCCGCCGCGGTATCTCCAGTGCCGGCAGTCAGGTAGAAGTAATGGTCTGCGGTCAATCCCTGAACCAAGTCCTGAATAACTTGGCCAGCAACCGCATCGCCACCATCCACTCCGTAAGCCGTGCCGCCAGCTCCATCATATTCAAGCGTCCCAGAAGCGGCTGCGACTACGTTCACGTCGTTATCACCTCCAGCGGGAGTCTCCAGGCAGATCAGCTCGGCCTTGTAGATGATGCCGTTGTTGGCAACCACGTTCCGTCCAATGAAGGCCACGCCACCGGTGGATAGGCCGATCACGTCATTTGCAGTAGCTACGCTTGCGAGCCCTGTCAAGTCAATCTTGGTCTCCGTGACGATCGTACCATCCACTGTATACCGTCTCGTGACCGGAGCAACTCCTGTCCCGATAGCGCCGGCTCCATGCTCGGCAGATGCGACGGCCGATCCACTAACGGACTTGACCGTCACAGCTCCCGTCGATGCAAGAGTCGCGTCGCCAGATGCGGCGACTTCCTCGTAGCTGTCTCCGTCAGCAACGAGAATCGATCCCGCTGTATACGCGACCGTGCCGACGTCCCCAAGGTCGGCAATCTCAGCCGTGCCAGCGGGAACAATGGCATTGAAATCACACGAGGTAACGTCGCCCTCGTTCACATAGAATGCACTTTCAGCCGCGCCGTCAATGTGCTGAAAGATGCAACCTGTTTCGTAGCCGGTCGACGCGTCGACGGGAACAGTGTCCCCGTGGGCGAACAGAAGCCCGGTTACGGCGTCAGGATTCGGCTTCTGCATTCGCAGAAGACTTGCAAGTCTGCCGATCATTTCTGATCTCCTGGTACTAGGGTTGCTTGAAAAACGAAAACAAGGTCATACTGCGTACGACCAGACGAACTTCACATCAACAGGCCGGACCTGTTTGGTTGGCAAGACGCTGCTTATGAGCGCTCCATCTTGTTTTTGGTATGTGCTCGCATTGACTCTGCGGCAAACACCCTCAGATCCGTCGTAAAAGCAGTCGCCGTCAGCAAGGGTGCTAAACGGAACAATCACAGTAGCTTGCTCCGATGTAATAGTTGAGAAGGCCATGCCGTCTCCCTTACTTGGTACGGTTATGCTAAATAGCCCTGCCGGTCAACAGAGATCGGGTCTGCCGAACTTTGGTAAGTCAGACTCGCTGTGTTGCCGATCACGTTAATTTGCTGCCTTGCGGCAGCGCCGGAAAGATGAACAGTATCGCCCACCTGTCCCAACACAATGCCCTCGTCAAGCACGGCGGCATTGCCAAATAATCCAAGCGCGCAAGCGATCTGATTTTGCAGCATAATGACCACGTACTCTCTGTACTGGTCTGCGGCAAGCAGTTGCGCACTCGACGCGGTTCCGGTTGCTTTTCCACTTGAAGCCATTACCGTTTTCCTCCACCTTTGTAGGTATTGGGGTATTTCAGCTCAAGACGATGGCGAACTCGCGCGGCTTCCTCTTCCGTTGCGGTTTGGACGCCCTTCGAGTTCTTCGCACCGGAAGCCACTTGCGCCTTCCGCGATGCCGGCGCTTGCAGCGTACGGGTGAGCCGACCTAGACCGGATTCACCCAGCGCTTTCTTACGTCGCATCGCGGCCAATTCGGCGGCAGTGTAAGGCTTCCCTGGCATCAGATTTCACTTCCTTTGTAGGTGATCGAATACGTTCCACCCGTCAATCCTCGACGGAAACCGTATTCGGTAGAGCCCTCACAGTGACCCATCTGTCCATAGACCTGTTCACCGTTTCGTTTGTCACGCACCACTGCATCAATGAGTAGGCGCACGTATTCGCTGTAGTGTACTCCCGGTTCATCATTACTTCGGATCTCGACCACAGCTAGGCAGGACTCAATGTAGAGTTCCGCCATTTTCATACCACCAAGCGGATATGGGTATGTGTCCGACAACGCGCCTTGATACGCCTCGTACTGATACCCGAGCGTCCAATTCTGATCTGGTTCAGGCCAGAACAGAGCTTCCTTGCGTTGACCGGTAGTTCCGGTCGAAGACTTCCATCGTTCTGCGGCATATCGCGGAGCACCGGTCATTGAAATTCCTGATCTGTATTCCAACAGATCAGGAACCGGGATCACAACAATGTCGCGACGACTCTCGGCTTCCGGGTAATGAAGCGGGCCGATGAATCTTGCGAAATCATCGGGTAGGTCGTAATCGGCATCACCAGATACGACAGCAAGCGTTGTCCAAGGACGAAGGAATGACCATTCGTACCCGGCAATATCTTGCGCACCTTCAATATCGGACTTGACGGCCGGCGGATAGTAGACGCGCCGAATGCCGCTATTCATCCAGCGGTTTATGTCGGCGAGTTGATCAACGGACCATGAGGCTGATACGCGACCATAGCCGGCCAGAAAGCCGATCTCCGCACGAAGGTCGGAGGCACCTATTGAAAGTCCAGATTCCGCCATGTCTCAACCTCGAATGAAAAGTTGGCCGGGGGCGGGGAAGAGAAACCCGCCCCCGGCTTGTCCGTTGCAACGGAATGGATCAGCTCAAGACCGAGCCGAGCACGTACGAAACGCACCAATGCCCGCCAGTGTCGAGGGCATCCCAGTACAGGGTAACCTCTTCATTGTCGGCATCGAGCGTGATGGTGGCAAGAGCGGTTGTCGGGCTGTCGTTGCCGACGCCTTGAATGCCGCTCGTGACCGTGATCACGATGTCGCTGGTGGTCATGGCGGCAGCACACTTGAAGGCTTTCTTCAACTCGGGAAGTGCGCTGTCGGCAAGGGTGTTGGTAATGTCCGCCGCGAGCGTGACGGCGGTATCGAAGATCGTCACGCCACCAACCATGAAGGTGGCGGCTCCGCCGGCGGGTGCGAGCGTCGGAACCTCGACAAGGCCGGACGGAGATCCGACTTCGAGGTACGCGAAACACTTCCCGGCAGTCGTGGAGCGATCGACGGTCTGAAGGGGAACGGCGGAGCCGGACCCACTGAAACCGGCGTACCGGAAATATCCGGCATACGTCCCGCCAGCCTCGCACGTCAGTCGGCCAACGCCGATGGTCGTGCTCGCTTTCGACAGGATGTTGCAGAACGAACCCGGCGCGAGAATCTCAATGAATTGCCCTACGGAAGAGGCACCGTAGTTCCTCGCGGACACACCGGCAAACCATCGCGAATTCGTGATAGACGGGAGTTCGACGCGATTCGATCGCTTCCCCTCATAGTCGGTGGCGGTGCCATAATCCCAGTTGTAGCACACGCCTTGACCTTCAAGGAGCGCCGTCGTTCCCTCAAACCACACCCAAAGCGGAGTCTGGTCCGCTTTTGCAATGTGGGCATTGAGTGCTTGGGAAGTTCCCATTTCTTTCAGCCTTTATGTTAGAACCTTGTTGTTGTCAGTACGAACTCAAAGCAGAACATTCACCCTGGAGATCAGGCCGGGTTGTACAACACGGCTTGCCGACGCAGGTTCGTGCAGATCATTTGCAGGGTCGCATCGAGATCGACCCGGCGAACGAGGTGCTTGTTGGGGACCATGTACGGCTTGGTCATGTTGTTTTCCCAGCCGGGCATGACGCCGATCGCAAGCCACTTCCAGTCCAGCATGTAGACCGGATTCTCGGTGTCGTTGTCCAGGTACGGAGCGTAGATCACCGGAGTGGACTTGAACACAACCCGCCCGCCCTTGCTGTCAAGGTCGTTGCCGAGGTTCATGTTCTGGTCTTCGAGCAACTCTTCCATGATGCCGAGAACCGTGTCGTTGGTGTAGATCCCGTTCGCCATTGCGCCAAGATCGGGCTCGGCGTGCGAGACCACACTCCGAAATCGAGTCTTGCGAGCCGCGCGACGCATTTTGCGCACGAGGTCCGTCTTGGAGATCTCAGCGTACGGCGCGGACCAGTTCTTCCATCGCGGATACGTGGTCGAATTGATGCCGGCACGGCCAGACGCGAACCCCGTGGGATTCCCACCCGTGAAGCCTTCCGTCGCGTTCTTCACGACCCAATACGAGAGGCCGAAGGGCGTCAGAGTATCGGTGTCGTCGACGGGCTTGCTCCAGAGGACCGCTTCGAGGTACTCGTAGAGCGACACCATCATGGCGACGTATCGAGTCTGGATCAGATCGACGATTGCGTGCCCTCCGCGTTGGAAGGCCGGCTCCCGTTGATCGTAGATGTAGTGCGCGTTGATGTGACGCGGCGTGACCGAACCTTCGATCATGGTGTCGGTCATGGCGGTTCCATCCGTCTCGTACATTGCTACGGCGCGAGCGCTGTAGTTGTGGTCGATCTGCGCTTGGAACTCCCACGGGTAGCCCCCGTCGAACTTCTTCTGCCGGCCCTTCCACATTTCACGCACGGCAACGTGATCTTGCAAGTCAGTCTGCAAGTCGAGGAAGGCACCCTTTTTGATGAGGTTCTGAAGCGTCAGAAGGACCGCATCGTCAATGTCTGCGTATTGCAAACCCATCTTTCGGATTCCTTGTTATGACCTGTCCGCGAAGTAGCGCTTGTTCAACATATCGGCCACTTCATCGGTAGGCGACCTTTCGGTCTTGCTTTTGCTTCCGCCGGGCCGGGAAATATCCTGCGCGGCGCGTTTCTCCATACGTTCAGCGAGTTGCGCTTCATCCAGTCGCGCAAAGTCTTCCTTGAGTACGATCCGTGCCACTTCGTCGAACATATCGTCCAACTTTGGCACTTGAAGACCGCTGGCACGGTAGCCTTCTACCATGACCGCAATCTTGCCGGCGATCGCATCTGCCGTTTCTGGTTTGATGACGACGGCATTGACTCCATCCTTTCCGAGCACCTTGTCGAACGAATCGCTCAACGCGGTGACCTTGCCTTCAAACCATGACGTAACCTCACGCTCACGCACCGCGTCCACAGCGGAAGACTGTGACGCCTGAACAGTGCGGAAACTGTCGAGTTGCGTCTGCTGGTCGAGCACCAGCTTCTTCATCGCCTCGAATGCCGCTACGACACTCGGGTCTGCATCTTCGTCGAGTTTCGGAAGCGCATCTTCAATCGCTTTGCGCTTCTCTTCGGCGGTCTTGGCATCTTCGGCACGAAGCGCTTCCAATTCCTCCGATTCGATTCGCTCGCGTTCGGCACGCTGTCGTTCCGACACAAGTTGGTCAACGAGCTTGTCGTCTCCCAGTGCCACCGCATCAGCGGCGCTAATGCCGGCGTTGATGGCCCGCATTATCGCAGCGGGGGTAGTTCCTTTGTGTCCTCCGTCGCCAACTCCGCCTGCGTCTCGGCTTCCTGTGCCTTTCGCACTTCCGTCTTGACCGTCCTGATTATCCGAACCGCCTTCGCCAGTACCAGGATCAGGTTTGCCACCTTTGTCAGGGCTGACAGTAGTGTCGCCATTGCTCTTGTCTTCTTTCTTCTGTTCGTCACCACTGGGAACGAATGCACTTCCACCGTCCTTGGACTCGCCTTTGTTCGCTTCCCTGACAGCTTCGGCGCTTGCGGTTGTCGCGGATTCGATCTCTGCGGTGAACTCTTCGGTGAGGGGCATAACAATTCTCTCTTCAAACAAAGTCCGACCGATCGTGCATGTTCCGCGCCTTGAGCGCGGCCTTACGATGGGTCCGTGAGGTGTAAATGGGATCGCCCTGTGACGTCACTTCCGTAGGTACGCCTTTTCTCTTCAGGTAATCCCTCAACTCTTGAGCCTGCCATGGTTGTACACCAGACGAGGTGCACGGCTCCATTGGCCAGCCCGGATTCGTCTCCGTCTGTAGTGCCTTGCGCTCTGCCGCAAGGCATCGCTCGGCCATCGATCCATCATCGAGCGTGATCGTCTGTGGATGATCTTCGTGCATCGCCATGAAGACGTCGATCACAGTCCCGTCGCTCTTAATGTAGCAGTAAGTAGGAATGATTCTATCCTCCAAGGTATTCGACGGCTCGCAAGACGCCTTCGAGATCGTCGCCAAGCATTCCTATCGCCATGTTGCAAGCGCCGCATAGCCAACCACGAAATTCGCCATCTTCGGAAACCGAGAAACAGGTAATTGTCGCTTACATGCAGGACAAAGTTTCTTCATGTTCACATTTTACCATGTCTAAGGATTGTGAGTGTGCACTTGACAGAGGTAGCTGGCCAAGGCACGGAAAAACAAGGGTCAAGCTGACGAACTTGCGCTCATGAGCTGTTGCATCATTTGGGCTGTTTGCGACTGCTGTGGAGCCGGAGAACTGGCATGCGTGT